TCTAGATGACGTTGTTTCAGGTCTAACCTGTACTTCCTTGCAGCTGGTGCGTGCATGTCAAAGAGTCTGCAGATCTCTGGAGGAAGTCTTGCACGGGTCTGGGATCGTGGAGAGAGCATGGCTGAGATTGGCGCTGTGTTCATTCTCAAAGAATATTCTCTTAAGCCCGGCTAAGAATAAGGCAAACAGAGTTGACAATTGCAACAAGAGTCTAGCGGCTGTAGCGAGACACATGCAGGAGGTAAAGGAGACAGCACCGCCCTTTGAGGGTGGTATAGACAGTGGGCTCACCTCTTCTATGCGGGGTAGAGGCAAGGGCAGTGACGATGATAAAGTGGATTCTGACAATGATGATGATGAGGATTCTGACAATACAGGAGAGGTGTCGTATCTCTTCGGTCTCGAACCTAGTGCTGCAACTGGGGATCGAGTCTTGGAACCGGCGTCTTTCGGGAGCGAAGGTCTTTGGCTCAATTGTTATCGGCAAGTGATGGGCACCTTCCAAGTCGAAGTAACTGCCTCATCGCCCATAGCACGGTATGGTATAACAGCTGGTCTAACAGTACCGCTGGACAGCGAAATCAGTTGTCGCATGATGGTGGGCTCTGAATTCGGAAAACAGCTAAATGCTATCTGCAACATGTTAACCATGGATTTTGACCGCAACATGACACTCACGACAGGTTCTGATTTTGGTTCGTCAGTATTTGGGGTGACGACTCGTGGGCGTGATACCATACTCGGGAAGCAATGCTGGCAATTATCACTGTCCTTCGCGAAAGCTCAGAATGGGTGGTTTGATGCGCAAGGGATTACCATGATACACAGCTATGCGGATATGGGAGTTAGAGAACGATCTAAGTTACTCAAGCCCGGAGTGTGCCTTGATAGATTGCCTCTGTCCCTTTACGAGAGATCATTTGCTCGCTCTTACGGGGCAGTGGTGGCTGGGAGTGAGATTCCACATGTCCTTGATCACGAGCACGCGGACCCGGAGCGCCACTATATATCACTCGACTCAGCGCCTTCCTACGTCCCGGAAGGACAGGTCAAAGGTGAATGGTTAAGTTCTGTCACGTGTAGCGTCAACGGAGCTGACTTTACACCAATAGGCTTCGCCCGAATAGCCAACCAGTATGACGTTAGCTGCGCTAAAGGAGGCAAGGTGTATACTCAAGCAGTCGTGCCAACGTATTCTTTGTACCACAATTTCAAAGACCATCGGTTTTACCTCTCATTTGAGGAGGATCCGAGACCTAGAACTCTAAGAGCTCATGAGAGTGTTCAGCACCCGAGGGGTGTTCTGGACTCCCAGACCCGTTCTGTCGTAGATGGTGTCAATTTTGACTTCATTAACAAGATGGCAGCGGGTTTTACCTTCGCCTAGACGCTGAGAAAGCGTCTAAACGAGTCGTTATACTCCCCGTTGGGCTGGGGTCGCGTGCTCTGGAGTACGTGCGACGCTTGAGAAAGTTTTCTTGGTTACCCTCGGAGACACAAGCCGCGCACGACTACCAGGCATTGCGTCATGAGATAACGGCAGGTGAGTTTGATTATAAACCATGGACCATTGATTGGCTTAAGGGTCTGCAGAGGAAGTATCGTCCCGATTCTTGTTATGCAGATTTCTCCCCTATAGGCCGTTCTGAGATTAAACCAATCCTAGGAGTGTATTTCAGCACATTATCTGACACAACACGTGAGAGAGTTGTAGATGTGATGCTGGACCTTGGATTGGAGAAATTGGACAATGGTAGGCTGATGGCAGCACTCAAAATGCTTAAAGAGGTCGCGTTCCACCACGCGGACTCACTCTTTCCGGGGTACTATATGGAGTTGTGCGACATCCACAACATGTTTGGGGCCGAGCCCGAGCATCCAGAAGTACTTAAGGAATTCGAGAAGCAAGTTGACTCATGGGTTTATAAAGAAAAAGTTGAAGATAGAATAGGCAGTGATCGAGACGTTTTGATAAAGCGGGGTCTCGACATATTGGCTGCGGAGGTGAACAGACCCGATAAAGCACCTACGATGGAGGAGTGGGTCACTAACACTGATTCTTGGGCGACTTCAGGTGCGTCAACGCTCCCAGGAATACGGAACACACAAAAGACGAAGGCGAGTACGGTTGCTAACATGACCAAGGTAGAGCTATTATCGCAGCTCTCGGATAACAAAGACATCATGTACAAGCTCCTGATCAAGAGAGAGCGAACGAAATTGCGCAACTTGGTGACAGCACCTATGTCCTTACACATGCAGATGGACTACGTTGGCTCGGCAGCGGAGAAGGTGTTTTTCTCTGTTATACCAACATCCTTGAAGAAAGGCTTTGGAATCCAGGAGTGGATGCGTTGGCAAGGTAGGATGAGTGATGGCATGTTTGTCCCCGTTGACCAGAGCAAATTCGATCATGTACCATCGGGTAGCGTGCTGGCAAAAGCATTTAAACTTATATGTGATAAGAGTACTCCAACTGGGGACACTGAGCGTGAGGGTGTTGCCAAGATCCTTCTTCGTAGGCTAAAACGAGGATTTGTCACATTTAATGGACGGACCTGGAAACATAGGAGGGGAGTGCTTTCAGGATGGCGGTGGACGAGCCTTATCGACACGGTCATCAATTACGCTGAGCACGTGGCAATAGCGGAAAGGCTTGGCATTTCGATAAATAAGGACCTGTGCTGCTACCAGGGTGATGATACACTCATCCACTGTACCGGATGGGACCAAGCAGCCTGCCTAGTTGAAGAGTACAGGTCGTGTCTCCCCGTCAACCCATCAAAATTTTTCCTAGCAGAGGACAGGACGGAATACTTGCGTATGGTCTTGTACCGTGAGAGTGAGTACAGGAGGACAGGTAGGTGGAGGAGGAGAGGATACCCTGCTAGAGCAGTTATGTCATTGCTATACGCTAACGCGTGGGCTGGTGGAACACAGACGGCATCATCCATCGCGTCAGGTTGGAGTAAATTGGCTTCGAGAGTGGACAACCCTAGTGCGTGTTGGGAACACTGCATTCGGGACATGTGCGGTTTTATGCGTTGTTCGAGAGGTGACGCTATAGGCGTGTTGAAGACTCCCAAGAATAGGGGTGGGCTCGGGTACGTGATGATCGGAGGCGATTATACCCCTAGGAAGGTGGTACAACCACAGCTCATAGTCATGAGAGACAAAGCATACAGGGCTAATGTGGTGGACAATGTGCCGCGAGACATCTATGACAAAGTGGTGCACAATCGTGCCACACTACTTGGCGAGACTGGGGATATAGCGGAGGCTAGTGCAAGAGCTGTGTTGAAAGGTCTCAAGGGGCTTGGCTCAGAAGATAAGACACTGTCGAGAGTAGAGAGGTGTGACCCTATTGATATGCGGTTTGGGACAGGCGAGGGCATCAGTCTCGGTCGACCGCCACCACAACTTCCTCACATTCCGTTTTCCGCCTGGTGTGAGTTGGTCATTTGGAAGAGAGGTGATCCAGATGCTCTTGGGGGTTACTTGGTTGACAAAACACAGGTTAAATATCTGGAGCGGCAGAGGGAGCGACTGCCACGCTGGCTCTATATTGATTGGCTGTGTGAGAGATTGAGTCCACAAGTAGCAGTGCCTTGGGGTGTTGCTGATGAAGTGTTAAGTTTTGTGTCTGATAGAATAAAAGGCGAGTTTAAAATTCTTCCCGCTGGGAGAGTGACGACTAGGTCCGTGAGAGCAAGGATGCTCATGTTAGAGTTGGCATCTGTCGGGATGTACTCAGAAGAGATGTTATCCTACGGAAGTTAGCCG